AATCAAAGAAAACCAAGTGCTTAACACGCGGATAGAACACTTGGAAAAATTGGGTGAGGAATTTGAAAAGTTCAAAGTCGATTTAAAGTGGACGTTAGCAATAAGCAAAGTGATTGTGGCTGCTTTTGTTTTTTTGACCGGTGACGCAATCAAGAAAAAGGTGGGTTTATGAACAGCTTTTTTACATTTTTGCTAATAGCGTTAGTAATAGCTCAAGAGATCAAGGGCAGCAAAATCACTAAAAAACGGCATAGGAGCACGGATTAATGAGCTTTACGGGGAACGAAACAACGCCGACGCTGGGCGCAATCGAAAACGACGGATTTTGGCCTGAGTTGGATGCTGATTTGTTTTTAAAGCAGTATCACATTTCCGACAACTACGACTCTGAATTATTAATTGATGCGCTGGTGTTGGCAATGATTGATATTAATCAAAAACTCAATCCTGTCAAAACCAGTTTGCAGGTTAATCATGCTGATTTTGAAACCTATACCGCAGTGAATTCAACGCAGGTAAATGGTGAAGAAATTTTGATTAAAAAATATCAGCAGGCGGTTTTTTCTTATGCCAAAGCGCATTTTTTAGACGTTTCCAAAGATTCAAACCGCAGGGAAGAAGCTAAAAGCCTTGCTGCTGAAATGCCGGAAACCAAAGAGGAGTGGCTGAGTAAAAGTGCCAAAGCGGTTAATTTTCTGTTTAGCGTTTTATTACCGGATGAAACATCAACCGCAGGCATTAGAGCCAGATTAATAACACCGAAGGAGCCAGTATTCAATGCGTAAATTAAAGGCATTACGGGCCTTTATTAATAGCTTGGGGTTGGTGAAAACCAATAACATTGAATCATACCCGGTGATTGATGATTTTGTGCCGGTTTTTGAATATATCGTCAATGCAGATTCAACTGTGCTGTGTGCTTATGATCAGGTTTATACCGCTGTTATTAATCTGGAAAAATACCCGCATTTAAAATATGACGAAAACGATATTTTTAGTCGCTTGGTGAGCTGGCTAGGAACTTATGATCCGTTGCAATATCGGTTAAAAATTGAGCGCGGTAACAATAATGAATTTTTGCCGCTGGATAAAATGGATCTCAATATTGATCTGCCATTAATTCAGGATGATTTTGCCTCGCTGGAGATTTTATTACCGTTTCGGGAGCCGGTGTTTTGGATTGCGGATGCAGCAGGAATTTATGAATACGAAGGGCAAAAGTTTCGCTTAGCCAATGGAGATAATCCTGTAGAAAATTTTGAGCGTGATTATATTGTGGGGCGGCAATGAGTGATAGCAGCATCACCGGGATTGAAGAGATTGAGCGCAGGCTTAAAAGCATAAATAGCCGCCCGTTGCGCATAAAAATACTGCGTAAAGTTGCCAATAAAGTTGCCTCAAATAGTAAAAAACGGATTACGGCGCAAACGGATTTATCCGGGCAACAATATGCGCCGCGCTCACTGAATTCTGGCGACGAAGTTAAGAAAAAGAAAATGCTGGTTGGATTAAGAAAGCTGCTGCGGGTTGTGACGGTTTCAGAATTCGATGCAAAAATCGGCTTTACCAATCCAGTTACGTTAAAAATAGCCGGACAGCAACAACTGGGGGCGATATTAGACCCACAACATCCCATATCCAGAAATCAACGTGACGGCATTGAAAGCCCAGCGACAACTACGCAAGCAGTGGCGCTGCGAAAACTGGGATTTAAGATAAAAAAAGCCAAAGGCAAGGGATCAAAACTTGCAACAGTGCAATGGATTAGGCAAAACCTTTCTGTTTTCCAAGCCGGATTTGCAATAAGACGAATGCGTTTCACAATGGGGATTACAGCGAACAGGCCGGAAGAAATAAAACTTCCTCCTCGGTCGTTTTTAGGGATAACCGATACTGAGTTGCAAGAATTATTGCAAATGATGAACGATGAAATTAACCAGGCATTAGCCTAGGAGTAAAAATGGCAGGAACAACTTACACAGAACAGGCATTTCGCGGCGCGGGTGCTTTAAAAATCGCAATTCAACGCGCGAACGGTGATTGGGGCGGCTATGTCGATGTCGGCAATGCTGATACGTTTGAATTAACACCAGAAGCGGATCAGATTGATAGGCTTTCTTTTCTTGAAGAAACATACGGGCAAAATCTTGATACTGACTACACCGCCAAACCAACCAAGTTAAAAATATCCTTTGATAACATGGTAGGAGAAAACATTGCCAAGGCGTTGTCGGCTTCATTTTCACGCGATACAGGTGCAATCGCCGGGACTGTTACGGATGAATCACACACGGCATGGCATGATGAGCAAATCCGTTTGAAACATGAGTATGTTTCTGGCGTGGTGATGTCAACCATCAGCGGCGGTACGGGTGCAGGTTACGAAACGGATACAGCAGGCTATGCGGTCGGGGCGACGATTATTAATGTCATCACCGGCACGGGGACATTAGTTGCGGGTGGCGCAATTACATTTGCCGGTGATACGACTAAATATGCGATTAAAACCGGAGTTGCCGCGCCTGGTACGATTGTTTTAGCCACAGGGCTTAAACAAGCGATTCCGGCAGCAGAAACGGCGATTACGGTAGTAGCAGCTGTGGCTACGTTAAGCGCAAGCACGGATTACACGCAAGATGCGCTTTATACGCATTTCTTAAAAATCCTGAAAACCGGTGTGATTGCAGACGGTGCGACCGTGTTAGTAGATTACAGCCATAAAGCAGTAAGCAAAGATTCATTGCTGGGTGGTATCGCGCGGTTTAATGCAAAAATCGAAATGAACGGTATTAACAAATCGACTGGCAAGCGTTTTACCGTATTTGTCGGAAAAGCGACTCTCACTTCTGGCACGTCGTTTAATTTCCTGAGTAAAGAATACGCCAAGGCGGAAATGTCAGGGATTGCGAACGTGGATGATGATGTGAATTCACCATCGTTTAATATGCCGTTTAAAGTGGACTGGAATGTGGTCGCCAGCTCTTAAGTTTTGATGCGTAATTCCAAAACCATCACCCTGAATCAAAGGCTGTCAGTGACAGCCTTTGAACTATCTGTAGGGCAGATTTTAGAGCTGTTCTGGCTGATGGCTGATTTTGTTTATCCGGCCGAACTGGAGCTGTTTACCAAAAACCAGCAGGCAACCTTGCTGGCAAAAGTACCGGCGGTTTTTGAGTTTAGCCGTGAAGCTGATTTTTCCAAATTGCCCAATACTGAAAGCCAGCAGGCGATTGATTTGTTTTTTGAGGTCAATGCGGCGTTTTTTAAGCCGGAAAAAGTAGAGACGGGGGAGCAACATGAGGCTATTTATATTCCTGATTACACCGGCACTGATTTGTATCAACAGTTAAGCGGTAGTGTTTCAACCTTAATCCGCTTGGGTTATCAGGGCGTGCTGGATTATCCGTTTAGTTTTTTTCTGCAAGTTATTGAGAGTTTAGAGGCGCAAAGTGGCAAATAATAACAGCTCAATCAATATCGTTATCAATGCGGTGAATAACACCGGCAATGCGATTAATGGCGTGTTGGGCGGCTTGCGTAATCTTGCCAGCAGCGCGGCAGGTTCACTGGCCAGTATTGGTTTGGTTTCGGAAGGGATAAAAGCCGTTGCCGGTGTTTTTTCCGGCATTGGCGCGACCCTGCAAGGTTTTGTCAATGATGCGACTGATGCGAATGCCGCCAGCTTGCGCCTTGCCAGCAATTTAAAAAACATTTCCGGCGGTTCACAGGAAGAAACTAACGCGCTAATTGCACAAGCGAATGCTTTGCAGGAAGTTACCGGCTTATCCGGGGATTTGATTGTTTCCAGCCAAGCGGTTTTGGCAACCTTTGGGGCGAATTCCTCACAAATCGCTGAACTGACACCGCAAATCCTGAATCTGGCTGAGAATCAAAGACGATTAGGCGAGTCTGGCCTTGATCTGGAAAAAACAGCTACGCTGGTCGGTAAAGCACTGGACGGTAATTTAAGCCCGTTGCTTAAGTTGGGTGTGCAAATGTCGGCTGCTGAAAAAGATGCTTTTGCACTGGCAGACAAGCAAGAACGGATGGCGATTGTTGCCAAAATTTTAGACAGAAACTTTGGCGGCTTGGCTGAAACAGTTGGCTCAGGAATGACAGGGGCGGTGCGACGCTTAACTGAAGCGCAAGGCGATTTAAGCGAAAGTTTTGGCAATGCTATTATCGAAAATCAGGCTATAGCGGATTCAGTTGATTCGGTTGCGAATGGTTATATTGATTTTCAAAACGCTATTTCTGATAACAAGGATGAAATTGAGGCCAGCTTAACCGCGTCTGTTGCTGTTGTCGTTACATTACTGAATACCATTAAATTATTCTGGAATGGTTTTGAGGTTAGCTTCAAAGGCGTGGCTTTAGGCATTCTGGAGGTTTCGGCTTTGATTGCTAAGGGGATGGAAAAAATCACCTTTGGCAGTGTGTCGGAGAAATGGAAGCAGGAAAGCGCGGAATTATCTGCCAGTGCAGACAGCTTAAAACAATCAATTCAGGAAGATTTTGCCGATAGCGGCAAAGCCATTGATGGGATTAAAGACCCGCTAGGCAGCTTGCAGCAAGAACATAAAAAAACCGTTTCCGGTATCACCGCCGATACCAAGGAAATGTTGGCGCAATACAAGCAGGCCACCGCTACCATTGAAAAGGATTTTACCGGGGTAAAAAAAGCCCTGGAGTTTGATGCGCAAGTCTCAAAAGAAAATCTTGATGCCAACCTTGCGACAATAAAAGAAAGTCTTGCTGCTGAACTGCTGGCGATTGATGCGAAAAATATTTCTGAAACGGCCAAAAGTGACCAAAAAAACAAGGCTATTTTAACCGCCAATAAACAAAGTCTGGACGCAAAACTAAGTCAGGCAAGCGGGAGCTTAAGCGCGATTCAACAGGTTTATGAAAAAGAAACTGCCGCATTTTCAGGGTCAAAGTTAAAGCAGGCGCAAATTGATGTTGAATTTGGCCTTAAGAAAAAAGCCATTTATCAGGATATGGCGACCGCTTATAAAGCCTCACTGGATGATCTGAACAAACAGGAACAACAGCACCGCGACAAAGCTATTGCGCTGGAAACTGAAATTGCCAACTTTAAAAAATCGGCTCAGGACGGTTTGCGGGAAATTCAACGCGCTGGGATGACTGACGCGGAAGTTGTGGCGGATAAACAGCTGGAGATTGACCAGAAAACCAACCAAATGCGGGACCTGCTCCGCAATCAGGATTATCAAAAAGCAGCTGAACTGGGAAAAGAATTAACCAACCTGTCCAAACAGCAAGCCCTTGATGCGGCAAAAGGCGGGGATTACAGCAGCCAAATTATTGCCCAAGGTGAATATCAGCAGTCAGTTGAATTAACCACGCAGGCTCTGGAGGCGCAAAAAGCCGAAGAAAAAGCCAAGGCAGAGGAAGCCAAGGCTTTGGCGGCTGAACAGTTGAAAGCCTCGCAGGATTTAGCGAAAAGCATCGCTGAGTTAAATACCAGCTTGTCGCAATCACAAACTATTCTGCTAAAAGTTGATCAGACTCAGCTAGATGAGGCGTATCAAACCCTGCAAAACTTCCCGACTGAAAAAACCGTTACCATCAAAACCGTAGAGACGCATAACGCTGGTGGTTTTGTCGGCATGATTCGCCGCTTTGCCAGCGGCGGTTCTGTGCCGGGTGCCGGGAATTCTGATACTGTTCCGGCCATGCTTACACCTGGCGAATTTGTAATCCGCAAGGCTGCGGCTCAACGCTTAAGCCCTCAATTTTTAAACGCCCTGAACTCTGGAAAAATAAACAATGCAGCATCAGCGCAAAGCCTTGGAGCCTATGATCTAAATTTACGCATGGGTGATATAAACCTGCCTGCCAGTGTTTCATCTAAAAATCAGGACGTATTAAAAACCCTGATTGCACAACTTGAGCAACAAAAACGGGTACAACGCTGATGGCCACGCTAAACGATATTAATTTAAGTACCAATACCCGCTGGCTAAACGAATTTGAAGGATCTGCTGTTGAGTCGCAGCAAAAGTGGACAGAAGGCGGGC